AACAATTTCTGGTTTGCGTACTGCTGCTGAACAACCTGATAATCCAAATCCACCAATAGCCATAATTATTCCGGATTTAACTAGATATGATGATGCTTTTCAAAGAGGTATGGATACAACAACTTTTAGAATTATTTTAATTGTTTCAAGAGTTGCTGAAAAATATGGTCAAAAAAAATTAGATTCGTATTGTTCAACAACGGGCGCAACAAGTATTAAAGCAGCAATTGAGGGCGATCGAACTCTTGGCGGAACTGTTTTTAACTGTCGTGTTACCGAGATGAGAAATTATGGTCAAATATCTGTCGGAGATGTGACATACTTGGGTTGTGAGTTTATTGTGCTCACTTACGCGTAAGAGAGAAAGAAGAAAATAAAATGGCGAAATTCGCAGCAACGGATTTCAATGTACTAATTAACGGAACAAACTTTTCAACAAGTTTGAATTCAGTTGAATTAACTCTTTCAGCAGACGACTTAGAAACGACAGCGTTTGGTGGAGAATGGAGAACCAGAATTGCTGGTTTAAAGTCTGGATCAATAACTTTAAACTTTATGCAAGACTTTGGTGCTTCTTCTGTTGATAGTACTTTGTATCCAATTTTTGGAAGCAATGCCACAGTTGTAATAAAGCCAACTGCAGCAACAGTTTCTAGCACAAATCCCGCTTATACCGCGATTGCGCTAGTCACCGCTTATAGCCCTTATAGTTCAAGTGTCGGGGATATTGCTACGCTAAGTGTTACTTGGCCAACGACTGGCACAGTTTCAAGAGCAACCGCTTAAGGAATAAAAATGTATTTAAACCTGCGCATTACATTAAAAGATGAAAGCACTCGGGACGTTAAAGCAGAGTGGCCGGATTTCATTGCATTTGAAGATGAATTTGATGCACCAATAACAGTTGTTTTTGATACAAAAAAAGTTCGATTAAAACACACAACTTGGTTATGTTGGCATAACGAATTTAGAAAAAAAATTACAGCCAAAGAATTTAATGAATGGTCAGCAGAAATTTCATATTGTGGATTTGTTCCCGATAGCGAGGTTGAAGATATAAGCCCCCTGGAGAGCAAAGCGCACACTGGCGCTTAATCCATCTCGCTTACGAGTTTCATTTAAGTCCAGCACAATTATTAAATGAATCACCTAGAATTATAAGAACAATGGAACGCTATTTGCGCTGGCGTGTAACAGAAACAAATAATCGATCAAGGAAATAATTTATGCCCATAGTTAATTTGCAACCATCAAATGGATCAATTCGCTTCGAGGGCGCTTTAGAACTTTTACAAGATTTACAAAAATATGAGCAAAAAGATTTGAAAGTAAATCTTATAAACGAATTTGGAAAGATAGCACAACCGATCGTAAAAGATGTAGAATTTTTTCTTCCTAATACTGAACAAGCATTATCAAATTGGGGTGGCAAAAATACAGGTATTGGAGCAAATTCCGGTGCCACAAGAACCGCAAGCGGATTTCCAATTTATAACGGAAGTCGAGCAAAGTCTGGTATTAAAGTTAAAAAAGGTGTTCCTGGTCGAAGATCAAGTAGAAATTTTTACGCCAACTTATTATCTATTTGGCAAACAGATGGTGCTGCAATTATTTTTGAATGGGCTGGAACGAAAACTAATAATGCTTTTACACAAAATTTAACAAAAAAATTTGGTTCTCCTATGAGAGCATTATTCAGATCCGTAGATAAAAATTTTCCTGAAGTTCAAAAAGCAACTATTAATGCGATAATGGAAACAGACAAAGAGTGGAATTTTAGGCAAATGAAAAATCGAGGAAATTAAATGGCATTAATCGCCAGTATCATTTCAACTTTTGATCCTAGAGGTATTAATAGTGCGCGTAAATCTTTTACTGCTTTAACTGATTCAAATGTTTCTGCATCAAAAAAACAAGCAATTGCCATGAAACTTGTTGGTGGCGCAATTGCTGCCGCTAGTGTTGCTGCTACTGCTTTCGCAATAAAAATTGGTCGTGATAGTGTTAAGGCCGCATTAGCAGAGGAGAAATCCCTTGCAATGCTTAATAAAACTTTAACAAATGTTGGAGAAGGTTTTCGATCGGAATCAATAAATCAATTTATTAATAATTTACAATTTACAACCGGAATTGCGGATGATGAATTAAGACCATCTTTAAATCGGTTAGTCTTAGCAACTGGTTCAGTAACTCAAGCACAATCACTTTTAGCAACAGCGTTAGATATTTCAGCGGGAACCGGAAAAGATTTAGAAAGCGTTTCAGCCGCATTATCAAAAGCAGCCTCGGGACAAACAACTGCTTTAAGTCGTTTAGGTGTTGGTTTAGATAAAAATATTTTAAAAACTGGTGACTTAGAAAAAATTCAAACTGCTTTAAATCAAAAATTTTCTGGGCAAGCAGTTGTTGCCGCAAACACTTATGCTGGTCGTTTACAAATTCTTTCTCGTGGCGCTGATGAAGCAAAAGAAGCAATTGGTTACGGATTATTAGATGCAATCTTCAGAGTTAATAAAGCACTTGGTAATAATGCTTCTGGTATGGCAGGAAGTTTACAGGCTTCTGGTGAAAGTTTAGGAAACACAATTCGTGGTGTCGGTGAATTAATTGCGCGCTTCATTGAATTGTCTGATGAAAGTAAAAACGCTGAAAAATCAATTGGTGGACTTTTTGCAACAATCGTTAAAGAAATAGGATCAGCAAGTTTTGCACCTTTTATTGATTTAATTAATAAATTAAATGAAATTGGTGAAGCATCTCGCTACGCAGATTATGTTCCTAAATATGGAACAATGCATCAATCGCGTATTGCTCGCGAAAATAAAAAAATTCTTGATCAAATGTCAATAGATGAAGAAGCAAGAAAAGAAGCAGAAGCCGAGGCTGAAAGAAAAGCATCAGAAGCAACAAGAGAGCGTGAACGCGCATTAAAAGAACTTGAAGCGCAACAAAAACGCGTAAACAAAACTTCACAAGATTTTGCAAAATTTTCTGCAGGTTCAGGTCCAGAAACTGTTCAAGGTGCAACAACTTTAGCAACCAAAGCATTAGCCGATATGAAAAAAGAATTAAGCAATACAAAAAATCTTACCGCAGATTCTGCTGACAAGTTTGACGAATTTTCAAACATTGTTCAAAACAATTTTTCTAATGCTTTAAGTTTAGCCACTTCACAACTTGATGAAGCAAAAACTGCTTTTAGTGATTTTAAAAATGCTATTTCAGGATCAATAACAGGAACAATTGATTTTGCTTCTGCTATTGAAAATACTGATTTTCTTACAGGTTTACAAGCACAAGCCAATACAGCCTTAAAGTTTTCCGATCGTATTTCAAAACTTTTACAAATGGGTTTATCTGAAAGAGCATTACAGCAAGTTTTAAATGCTGGTGCTGAAACCGGTACAGCAATTGCTGATCAAATTATTGCTGGTGGTTCAACTGTTGTAACTAAAGTTAATAATCTTTTAAGTTCAGTTGCTACGGTTGCGGATCAAGTCGGAACCTCTGGTGCACAATTATTTTATAATGCGGGAATAACACAAGGACAAAGTTTAGTTGATGGGATTAAATCAGCAATATCTAGTGCTGCCGCCGAGATCGCTAGTTTAGCGGCATCTTTAGTTGGTGCAACTGCACCGATTATTACAACGGGCGCTAATGTTATTACACCAAAAGTTAAAACTAAAGAGAAAGACAAACTTAATCCAAAAATATTTACAGGACAAAACTTAAATGTACCTAGAGGTGGAGTTATGGGTTTTGCATCTACACCAAGAGGTGTTGGTCCAGGAAGACGTGCTAGTGGTGGGCCTGTTACAGCAGGTTCTCCTTACATAGTTGGTGAGAGCGGCCCAGAATTATTTATGCCATTAACAGGTGGTTCAATTATTCCAAACAGCAGAACAAACACAGGATCGACTATTAATATTATTGTTAATGCTGGTATTGGAACAAACGGTTCACAGGTTGGTAAAGAAATTGTTGAAGCAATAAAAAAGTATGAAAGAACTTCAGGGCAAATCTTTGCGAGCGCATAATGGTATTACCAAATACTAAAGTTTATATTGCTTTTGATTTATCAGCACAAGGCGCAGAGTATTTTACTCTTGATGATGCAGTCAAGGGTTTATTAGACAATACAATTTACACACTTCCAGGGGAAACATTTGTAGAAGTTCCTTTTGTTAAATCTGTTTCTATTACTCGTGGCAAATCAAGAGAATTAGATGGCTATCAGGCTGGTCAAGCAACCGTTGTATTTGATAATAGCAATAGAAGTTACGACCCATATTATTCTGGCTCACTTTACCCAAATCAAATTGTTCCTAAAAAGAAAATTCAAATTATAAGTAATGACAACATTTTGTTTACAGGAATTATTGATGATTGGAATTATTCCTATGACGTTTCCGGTCAATCTGAGGCAAGTGTAATTTGTTCAGATGGTTTTGCGTACTTCGCCAATTTATATTTAGAGGAATACACAAACTCTGTTGAATTGTCTAGCGAAAGACTTAATACTGTTTTAAATAAATCTGAAGTAAATTATCCGGTTGCAAATAGGTTAATTGATACAGGTAACGAATTTTTAAAAGCCGACCTTGTTGCTCAAGGAACTAATGTTTTGTCCTATTTACAATTAGTAACTCAATCAGAAAACGCTAATTTGTTTATGAGTGGTGAAAACAATTTAGTATTTGATAATAGTAATTTGTTTTTATTTCCTGATTTATTAGTAAAGTTTACGGACGATAATTCTATTGATTCAATTCCTTATCAAGAAATTGAGGTAATTTATGGAACTGAAAATTTATATAATCGTATAAGTATTAGTAACGCTAATGGAGAAGTGCAAGTGGCAGAGGATATTACTTCTCAAAACGTTTATGGTATTTCAACTTTTTCGCAAGATAATTTACTATTGGCTGACGACTTAGATGCAAATAGGTTAGCAAATCGAATTCTTCAATTTAATAAAGACCCAGAGTTACGCATAAACTCTGTTTCGGTAATGTTAAATGACTTATCTGAAACTCAACAAAGCGCTTTAACTAATACAGAATTAACAGATACAACTAGAATACTTTTTACTCCTAATCAAATTGGTTCATCTATTGATAGGTTTGTTGAGGTTATTGGAATAGCGCATCAAATTGATCCTGAAACACATAGAATTAAATTTACTTTTAAGGCAATTATTGATAACCCTTTTATTTTAGACAACACTACCTATGGCCGTTTGGCTATTTATGCACCAGCAAGTTATGATGACTCCAGTTACGCTTATGATTCAAGTTCAGCCCTGTATGATAGTGCTATAACTATCGGCTACAAGTTAGGTTATTAAATGGCAAGAACTTATCCAACGTCAATAGATACTTTGACCGATCCGATTACGACTGACACCCTTGCCTCACCTAGCCATTCTTTGCAACACTCAGATGCAAATACTTCCTTAGAGGCACTTGAAGCAAAAGTTGGTATTGGAAGTTCAATTGCTTCAACTTCTACAGCAGGTCAGGCTTTAATTTCAGCAGGTTCCGGTACTACTGCTTGGACAACTATTGGTACAGCAAATGTTTCATCTGGTACAGCAGCAGCAAATACACCTCTTGTTGCTGATGGTTCAGGTGGTCTTGGTTTTACAATCACTAAAGTTGGTACAAGATATGTTTTAACAGGTGATGTAGCAAACTCAAACGCTGTTGCTAACACTCTTGCAAATATTACTGGGCTAACCCACGATGTTGTGTCTGGTACTTCTTACTATTTCAAAGCAGTCATTTTGTACACTTCTGCCGCAACCACTACAGGTGCAAGATTTACTGTTAATGGTCCAACAATGACCGCAGTTGGTTATCGATCGGAATATACTTTAACCTCAACAACTACAACTTTAAATTCACACTTAAATGCTTTACAACTACCTGCCGCATCAAACGCCACAGCCTTACTTCTTGGCAATATTGCTTATATTGAGGGAATGTTCACGCCATCTGCTAACGGAACTTTTGCAATACAATTTGCTTCAGAAGTTTCATCTTCAGCAATAACAGCAAAAGCAGGATCATTTTTACATATTTACTAAATCAGTTATGATTAGAACAATAGGAGAATAAATGTCAAAAACTTTCAGTTCAGGTGAAGTACTAACAGCATCAGATGTTAATGCTTACTTGAACAATTACAGAGCAGAACTGGTTTCACCAGCAGAAATCACTTCAATCTCTGCTACTGCGGCAACTGGAACAATAAACCTTGATTTAGCAAACCAATCAGTTACCTACTACACCTCTAATGCTTCAGCGAACTTTACTGTTAATTTGCGTGGAAACTCAACCACAACCCTGAACTCTTTTCTTGCGTTAAATGATTCCATTACACACGTCTTTCTTGTAACTAATGGAGCAACAGCGTATTATCCAACAGCGTTTCAAGTTGATGGTGTATCTGTTACTCCTATTTTTCAAGGTGGTGTTGCGCCAAGTTCAGGTAACGCTTCAAGTACTGATGCTTATGCTTTTACTGTAATTAAAACTGCAAGCACACCAACTTATTTGGTTTTGGCTTCGCAAACCCAATTCAAGTAGGCTTTAGATGCCGATTTTAGGATCTTTTGCTGGTATTAGTGCTAAAGCGTATGGTTTGACTTCTAACCTTGTTGGTGACTATTTTTTTATTGCTGAATCCAATTCGCCTAGTGGCGCTGTTGCTTCTTTAGATTTTTCTAGTGTTCCTCAACAATATACCCATCTTGAGATTCGTATGGTTACTTCAAATAGTGCAAGCGCAAGCATACAAGTTGGTATGAGGTTCAATGGTGATACTGGGGCAACACAATATTCTTCAATATTTAGTTTTTGGGATGGAACGACTACTTCAACCACTTCTTCTACAGGTTCGAGTTCACTTCCTGTAGGGCAACACACAACAACTAGCACTAACAGGTTTAGCGTTTCAACAATTCAAATACAAAATTATGCTAACACAAACATTTTCAAAAATATCACTTTTCATTCTTATATGGCTACTACTGGCACTCAACAGTTTCAAATAGGTGTTGGTAATTACAAATCAGGTTCAGCGATAACAAGTATTTCACTTTTTCCAAGAACAAGTAATTTCAAACAATTCTCTGCTGCATATTTGTATGGGATAAAATAATGCCAACACCAACATATAATCTTATTCAACAAGTAACAGTTTCAGGTGTTGTCACAACTTCTGTGTCTTTCACTTCCATTCCATCAACTTTTGATGATTTAATTATTGTTTGTAAAGGTGACAATGCTTTAAATGAGGCAGTTCTTATGCGTTTCAATTCTGATTCTGGAGCAAACTATGAACGAATTAATTCTGGTGCAGCCGCAGCCTCAAGTAACTCTGCTGTGACAACTGCTGAAACCTCTACGCAACTTACGTCTGGGGATGAAAGCAATAATTATATTGTTTTTACAACTATTTTTGGTTATACAGATTCAAATTGGCGCAAATCTTTAACTGGTCAATCTTTTACTGAACTAGGAGCAGACAATAACACTATACGATACTTTGGTGGTATGTGGAACGATACTTCAACAATTACAACAATTACTTTTTCAACTAGTACTGGAACAAACTTTGTTGCTGGAACTGTTTTCCAACTTTACGGAATCAAGGGAAGTAACTAATTATGGCTTTGGTAAAAATGCAAGAAATCACTGTTGATTCAGGTGGTTTGTCCACAATAACTTTTTCTAGTATTTCACAAAATTTTACACATTTAAGATTACTTGGTTCATTAAGAAGTAACAGAACTGTTACTCTTGGTGACGCTTTACTTATTCGATTTAATGGTGATACTGCTGCCAACTATAACTATATCCGAGGACACTTCGGCAGTTATAGTAATGGATTAAATGTAACGGAATTTCTTGCTTTGGGGCGAGTAACTAGCGCAGCGAATACAGCAAACTTTTTTGGTCCACTTGACATTTTTGTTCCTAACTATTCAAACACAGGGATAACAAAAGGAATACAGGTTAATAGTGGTTTTGGTGATGGAGTAACACCATTGCATAGGCTTGGTCAAGGAACATATAATTCCACTGCCGCAATAACCACAATGTCGTTAGCGCTCGAAGTTGGAACACTTTTCACACAATATTCACAACTAACCCTCTATGGGATAAGATAGGAAACATTATGAAACCAATGAAAGCAGTAGTTGATTGTTCCACTAACGAAATTAGTTATGTGGAATTAACAGATGTTGAGATTGCCCAGCAACAGAAAGATGCCGAGGAATGGGCTGTTCACAAAGCGCAACAAGATGCAGAGTTACAAGCACAAAAAAAAGCCAAAACTTCTGCTATGGCAAAGTTGGCAAAACTTGGTTTAACAGATGAAGAAATAGGAGCATTACTACAATGAAAAAACAAACTTTACAACAATTCCTT